GTTAACTTTTGGTTTACGTATAATTCATTTAACACTTCATAATCTAATTCGAACTGATTGTGTACACCGTATTTTTCACACCTAATCTTTTGTGATTCTGAAAAACTTCTACTTAGATTGTATTCTTTTAATCTTTTACGAATAGTATCCACAGAATAACCTAAATCACTAGCAACTTCTCTAATAGTTTTTTTCTCCAAAACATATTTTTGTAATAAAACACTTTTTTCTATTTCTATTTTTTTACTCATATTAGAATGTTATTTCTACTGTATCTTGACTATTAAATACACCTTCTGTTATTGTAAATGATAAAATTACTTTTATAGACTCCTCAATATCCATATTCTCAAACTTTATTTCGTTAATTTGTAGATTTGGTAAATATGCTTTTATATTTTGATTTAAATTATCTTTGATTTCATCATGTGTGATTTTATCATTTGGTTCAAAAATATATTTCTTTAAATCACTACCAAAGTCTGGTAAATAAAGTCTTTCTCCCTTATTAGTTAATAAAAGATGTAATAAATCAGATCTAACCGCATCTCTAGATGTCTCAGTCATATCTAAGTAATACCCTTTATCACTATCCTTAAAGGGAAAATTTATATTTATAGTCCTTCCTTCTGCCATTTGTATATAAATATTATGAAATAGGTTTTATAAATCATAAAAAAAAGATCAGAAAGATGCATCTTTTTTTTTTGACTATATTTATATATTAAAAATAATATATTATGAAAAAAATTGTAAGATTAAACGAGTCTGAATTTATAGGATTGGTTGATAAAATTGTTAGAAAGGTTAATAAAAAACCTTTAAGAGAATCTAGAAATAGAAAAAGAATGATTAGAGAGAATAAAGAAGATTTAACGGGTAGGTTAAAATCTATATTCCCTAACCTAGAAACCTTTATTGAAGATGATATGGTTTGTATTACATTAAGTAATCGTTATGATGAAAATGAAGAGATTGTTAATAAACGTGGTTTATGTGTTAGACCTGGTGATGATTCTGATTTAGTTACAGGTGATTTTGATGAAGAATTTTATGGTGGTGAGTCTCAATCATTTGATATGGATACAAATAGAGGTTTAAGTTTTGAGGAGTTAGTTGAAGAAATTAAACAATCAGTTAATAGGGACGGTTCCCCATATGAAGATTATGAATAAAAAAAAAAGACCTGAAATTCAGGTCTTTTTTTTTTATTTACTTAATATCTTATCTAAATTCTTTTCAACAATCTTTTCACCAAAGGTCATTGAATCTAACTCAACAACATCAAAGTCTGTTATAATTTTATTTTCAACAAGAGATTTTAAATAACCCCTTAACTTTGTTTCAGCTTTTTCATCGTCTAAAGCACTAAACTCATGTGTACCGTTTATTTGCTCAGATATTTTTTGTGATGTTTCATCACCACTTTTTAATGATTCTTTAAATTCTTCAGTGAATTCAAACTCGTAGGATGCCTTGTAAAAAGTTAAGTCATTTAAAGACTCAACTCTTTTTTCTAATTGGTTAAAATTTTTAGGTAATGCCATTAGGATTCTTGTTTTACTTCTTCTGCCTTTTCTTCGGTTTTATTATTGGTATTATTCAACTTTAGTACGTCAGGTTTTGAAGTAAACTTTAATTCTTTAAGTTCTTCTAGTGTAGACGATTCAAAAACTTCTTTTAACTCAGCTACTTTTTCTTTTAATAAGGTTTCTTTTTGTTCAACCTCAATGTTCATGTCTATAACGTCAGTTTTCAACCAACTTAAAATTTCATCAAAACCTTCATTGTTTTCACCGTAAAACATATAGTAAGTAAGACCACCATCAACTTTTTTACTTTGGTGTTTAATACTTTGGTGTGAAGGAATCAACCAAGAATTTTTTAAATTAGATTCAACTATTGAATAATTATCCGCTTTTTTAATACCACGAAGATAAGGGTCTAAGTCCTTAAATATTTTGTCTATTGTCATAATAATTATACTTTAATCCCCACAAATATCGTGGACAACAAATAAGAGATGGATACCCAAAGAAGTACGAGTTCCGTTTTGGTTACATCATACTTCTTTTTATACCCCTCTCCTTTTAGTTTCCTTATTATAGCTATAACGTGTTTAAGTACAACCATTATAGCCATAAAAAACATAAGGAAAAATACTTTATTTAATAAAGGTGTAATCATTAAGCTACTTGTGTTTTCTTAGCTTCGTTGATTTCAACTCTAACATCTTTAGACAAATTTCTAATGTCTTGTAATGTTTTTCTAGCTCTTGTTGCAGCTGTTTTATTACCTTTTTCTACGAATTTTACGTAATCCTCTTCAAAAGTAGCTACTAACTGTTTCAATTCTTCTAATCTGTTCATTTTTTTTTAATTAAAATTATTTGTTATTACACATTTTCTTTCTGTGTTTTTTCGGTATTCTGTTCTTCAATACCATTTATTATAGATTCCCATAATTGTATGTCAGCCATCAAATTATTATACTCTCTTAACGTAGTCTTTATAACCTCTAATTTATTAGGGGTTCTATCCTCAGTATTAGTTAAACTATTTAACTTATATTCAACCTCTTCTTTAGACTGTATCAAGTTTTTTGTAACCAAGTTGATAACATTTATATCTATCATGAAACTCTTATTTTTGATTTAATATTAAGGATTGGGTACTAAAACTAAAGGTTACACATGAATACTTTTATCAAAAAGTTTGTATAAATCGAAAAATGTTTCTAATTCTGACCTAGTTTTTATAGGTTCATACTTAAAAGAATTTACCCAAAAATTCATAAGTTCTTTTATATTACTTTCTGATTTGTCTTCTTCTTGATAAAAAAATTCTGTAAACAATGAGTTAAAGTAAGAATACATTTCAACGTTATCGTCAAAATATATATGTTCTTTTCTAAAATTATTTAAAACCTTTGACCAACACCAATTAAAGTGTTTTTTTATTTCTTTATCATCCATAATATCATCCCCTAAATAGGTCGATGTAACTAGTTTGAATAGTGATTTAACAAAGTCTAAATAAAGTTCTGTCCTTTCAGGTGTTACATTATTTACTCTATATAATAATAACACATCTTCCTTTTTCATAGGTCTAGAAACATATTCAATCAGGTTGATAGTATTTAAAATTCTTTTTTCCATAATAAAAATATACTACCCATATTAAATAATTAAATAGATAATAACATATCTATCAATTCCTGTTGTGGGAATAAATCTGTTTTATCTTTTCTAGTATTGGTTTTATAAACGTTCATAATTTTTAAAGTTATTAGAATTCAACCTATATTGAATTGTTTTTTTATGTACATTCAACTCTTCAGCAGCTTCCCTCATATTATTAAATATCTTACCATCAATCATTATTTTTTTACCTTTACCCCACATACCATTTTTTTCACCTATGGTATTTTCTTTAGCCCATTTAATGGCCCCCTCCCTTATTTTTTTTATACTTTCATCTGTCATAGTGTCGAATACTGATTTTTTTCTACCTTCCTCATACGCTTTTTTGATACTTTCACTCATTTTTTTAGAATGTTGTTCCGTATATTTATACCCAGTTTGACCTTCACCACCTAATGATAGGTTATAACCATTCTCATATGTATTGATATACTTAATTTCAAGTAAATTTAATTCAATCTCATTATCACAACTATCTAAAATTTCCCATATAAAATCATCTTTACCATATTTTTTTATAGCATTGTGGAAATGATTTGTATGTTTAGATTTTATAGATTTTCTATTATGTTCACCAATCCTTTGTTTTAAGGTATTGGTAGTTTTACCAATATAAGATTTACCACTAGTTTTAGATGTTGCTTTATAAATTACCATAATTATAAACTTAATAACATATCAATCATTTCAGCTTGTGGAAAGATATCAGTCTTATCTTTACGAACATTAGTATGTGCCCACATCCCTTTTATTTTACCGTAATAAGCCTTTTCGTTAAATTCAAAAGCGTCAACACCTTTTTCTTTAATCGTTCTAATTAAACCGTCCCTAACATCTATATTATCTCTTTCAGCTATATGTAGTATCAACTTTCTAGTTGCCTCTATCTGTGTGTTTGAGTATCTATGCCACTCTTGGTGTCCTCTGAACGGTTTGGCTAATCTAACTATTTGTGAAGAATCCGCTTTTGTACCAGCATAAGTCTTACCATTCTCTATATAACCAAAGTTACATATTTCTAAACCAACCGAATGTGTGTGCATATGTTGTGAACCGTTTTTACCTAAGTGCCAACCATAACCACCATCGGGGAAAGCTTGTAACATCTTACCGTCGTATTCAAAATCATTGCCTTTAATTGATGGGCCACCCAATACAAATTCTGTAGCTATTGAACCTCTAGTATCTCTACCCCATTGGTCAATACATTTATACGGGTTGTGCCACCCAGCGGTATGATGTAAAAATAAATATTCTTTGTCTGTTGGGCCTTCTTTATATTCACCTTTAGGTAAATAATGCCTTTCAATGGTTAAATCGTTCTCAGTTACATAAATTGATTCTGATGTATCTGTTGTCGCTAGACCCATTAAGTCCCATGTTTGTGGTCCAACAATACCATCAAACCGTATACCATTAGCTTTTTGAAAATCTTTAACAGCTCTTTCAGTACCATGACCAAATATACCATCAGCTTTAAGACCTAGAAATTCTTGTAGTTGTTTTACTTGTTCTCCTCTACTACCTTTTTTTAAAACCATATTTGTTTTATATAAAAAAACCCCTCGTTTAGAGGGGTATTATTATTTTTTTTTTAACCAACTAATCCGTCAGTATCTCTTAGTTTATTAAACATTCTTTTAAAAGCGTCTTCACCACTTTCGGTTATGTTTTTCTTAGTTGAAATTGAATCTGTTGAATCAAAGTTCCATAAAGATTTCATTTTATCAATAGACTCGTTTACTTGGTGTACGTTTTTAAAGTTAGTAATTTTAGCTTCACCATTTAAATCACCTTCCCATAGTAATTTATAGTAGTTCTCACCGTCAGTGATAGCGAATACTGACTCGTCAACCTTAACTCTTGAAGGAATCTTATCAACTAATTTCATCACTTGTTCTTCAGAAACTAATTTACCGTTCGCTTTAAATATGTTATTTTCGTTTACTCCTTTATATTCCATTTTATTTTCTTTTACTCTAGCTTTTGGTGAATTGTGGTATTCATTTTCACCGTATTTATGGTCTTTAAACTTTTTAGACGCGTCTTTTAGTTTTTCGTATGTTGGGTCTTCGTCGTTTAAATCGTCCATTCTATCTTGTAATTGTTTTTCTTTCTCAGAACCCTCATCATCATACATCAACCCTTGCATTCCAGTTCCGTATGCCTCACCTTCGTAAGCGTTCTCAGCATCACTATCAGCTCGGTCAACCTTTTTAGTATCTTCTAAAGCCTCACCAATTCTTGATTGTGATTGTTGATTCTCATCAGATGTTTGAAATTTTTTCATCTTCTTAGCAGTTTCTTTATAATAATCAATAGCTTCTTTACCAGCTTCTTTTCTAGTTTTATCTACAATCTCAGTTCCAGGAACCTTTTCAGTTTTAATTTGTCCTGAATCTACATCTTGTATAGTTTCTAGGTCATTAAACTGTTCTTCTTCCTTACCTTTTGATTCTTTACCAACACCAAAATTTGATTCCATCTCATCAAAGTATTTCTCTTCAAATAAGTTGGTTAGGTTGGCTTTTATAAGTTTTTTCAAGTCTGACATAATCTTCTTTTATATATAATTATCTTGATAATTTATTAATTACCATTTTTTCCACTTCTTTTTCAGAAACACCCAGTTTTTTAGCAACTTCAGTAATATTATCACTAGTTGTTTTACTTAATTTAATTGGGTTGTCTATGGCTCCCTGACTACACCATGGTTGGTTTTTATATTTAACACACTTCGGGTCAAATTTAACAAAGTCACCATCCTTGTTGTATTTAATTTTATTTATCTCAGTTAAAACGCCACTGTTTTTAATTTTTTGAACTATTTGACCACCTTTCCATATAGGTTTCTTAGATGGTATATGTTGGCCTTTTTTAGCTGCAAATGTTGGTGTTACGGGAAAACCGTCACCAAACACGGAACCAAAGGTTGTTGTTTCATCCAAATCTTCCTCAGTTATATCTTCTTGGTTTTCTAGTAAGTTAACGGACTTAATTAAATCTTCTTTAGTAATAGAGATTAGTTCGTCTTTCCAATTATGGTCTAATTGTGCTATATCATCAACAATTTTACCATCCTCGTACCAAGCTGTATCATTCCAAAACCACCCATCTTTGTTTGAGTCAAAAGGGGTTTCACTAACGTTATCATAATCACCACTATTGTAAGTAGCGGTAACTTCTTTCATTAACTCTGAAACGTTAAAGATTCTAGATTCATTTTTCTTTTTCCCTAAAGGTCCCGAATAAGAATAACCAGAAGCTCCAGCTAATCCACCACCACCTCCAGCACTAGTAATTTCATCCAATTCTTTTTCTAAACCTTTTTCCGAAGCAACAAGTCCGTATCTTTCATTAGAATAGTAATCAGGAAATTCTGTAATGTGGTCCATAGTAATTTCTTTAGCTATTAAGGGGTCATTGGTGTGTTCTAATTCAATCTCAATACCAAGCTCAATTTCTTTTTGAATATCTTCTTTACTAACACCGTGTTTTTTAGCTAAATCATCGGGTGATAAAGTGTCAGCTAAACCACCAGTAACTTCATCTTGTTCTACTTTAATGTCTTTAACTTTACCTTTATTCAAACCCTTATTCATACTTTTAACGTATTTTTTACCTAAGTCGGTTTTTTTATTACCGGTTAGGGTTGGTTTAGGCATTGATTTATTTATAGACTTATCTACGGTACCTTCACTCATAATTTCAAAAGTATCCATATCACCTGGCACTTTATTAAAAACCAAATTAAGTGAATAATTTTTATTATCCCAATCAACATCAATAACACCAACTCTATCTTGAATCTTTGTTATTGTACCCATCTCACCATTAGGTATTGGGTTAGGGTCGTCAGGCATAGAAACTAATTTAATTCTATCACCCACCGTTAATTTACGTGGTATGTTGGCCCATTCAAAATCCATTAAATACTTTCTAAATTGTTAGACCAAAAACTTCTTCTAGTCCAGAATGTTTTATAAAGTTTTACTAAAACCTTTTGTGTGATTTTAGCAACCTCTTTTTCCGTTTTCTTATCATTACCAAGTTGAGTACGTACAATATCCTTAACAGCATCCTTAAAAGCAGTACTTTTGATTTTCTTTTCAAACTCATCACCAATCATTTTCTTGATTTCGGTTTTACTAAAATCTTCTTCTTTTAATATTTTACGTATAGTATTTCTCATTATGCTCTTCTTCTTGGTTGTCTACGGTTTTTTTTAATAACTCTTCTTTCTCTTGATTCGTTAATAGCTTGTTCTCTTTTAACTCTGTTAACAATATTTTCTAATAATGTTACGAATTCTTCTTCTGTGTATCTTACTACTTTTTTTGCCATTTTTTTAAAATTTTTTATATTATTATTTATCTATAAATATGTTTAAGTGCATAAAAAAAACCACCTATTAGGTGGTTTTTAAGTGATAATGTTTTTTTTATTTTAATATTACTTTTCTATTTATCATCTCCGATATGGTCTTACTTAATAACTCATTTACGTTTGAGTAATCTTTAATTAAGGTACTTTCAATCATGACTTGTGGAACATACTCAGAACCACCCATGGATTCTAATTTATCCCACATTTCATCATTACCTTCCATATCAATGTTTTCGTACTGTATATCTAACTTAGCTAATTTACCTTTTAGTTCTTCACAAGCTGGACAACCATTTATTGAGTATAATGTTATATTTTTATCTGTATTTGCTTGAATATCTTCAATTAGTCTTTTAATTTGTGGATTATTTCTGTCCATTTTTAAAGTATTAGTAAAACTGTTATTATTGGTAATATAACACTACCAGATAAACCAAATATTTTAAAGGTTTTTTGTTTCTTAATTTCTTTTTTTTGTTCTTCTATAGTATTTTCTTTTAGTTTTAACTCTTTGTCTTTGTTTTTTATAACCTCTTCTAAATTATTATTTATTTGTTCTAAGTTTAATTTTTCTTGGCCCATTTTCATTAAAACTTCTTTCTGTAAGGTAATTGTTTTAGTATTTAAACTATCCCTCTCTTTATACACAGTTAGTAAACTATCCGAATATTCGTAATTTAAAACATCTTCTAATAGTGTTTTGGCATCTTCAATAGACATTGATACCATGGTATCACCTTTATCTGTTATATAAGTGGTTATCCTATTTTTTTCTTCTGTTGAGGTATTCTGACAATTCCCTTGTAACCCCATTAGCATTGAGCTTATTAACAATATTACCGATATTACCTTTCGCATCCTCTAAATCTTTTATTTTCCTCTGATTACTATCCAAAACTAATTGTGTACTATCAATAGTGATTAGTATGTTTTTAATCTCCTCGGTTAGTTTTATATTTTCACTTTTTAAACTATCGTTTGATAGTATTAGGTTTTTGTTATTCTCTTTGAGGTTGTTTATTTCGTCCTCATACATGTCAATAGGTTTTGACGGTCTTAAAATAAGACTAAAAATTAAAGCAATGGCTAAAACAATTATTACTATTTTTTCTAAACCTAATTTCATTAGAATCCACCCATTTCTTCACCACCTTCTTCAGGTTCTGGTGAACCACCTGTTAGTCTACTAGACCACTCGTCTTGCCAAGTATCGTAGTAAGCTCTAATTTTCTGTAATAATCTTAAATTATCGTCGGTTAGTTGTAGTACGCTATCATCATCAGTACTAATATAACAACCTATAGAATCTTCTAACGTATAAACCCAACTAATACCTTCTCTAACTAATCTACCAGACCACTTAACGTTTTGTCTAAAAACTTTGATTGGTTGGAACTCAACTAATTGTGTTACTGTATCTTTAAATGTGTTTTCCTCATCTCTTTGTTCGTCAGGAGAAATATCTTGACCCTCTTCATCATCGATACCTTCAGTAATCACTGGAAATTTAAAAACATTTTCCATTAAATTACTTTTTTCATTTTTAACACCAATATTTTCAGTAAGACCTATTCTCTCACCAGATTCTTGCATCTTTCTAATTTTATCCAAAAATTTTCTACTATCCATTTTTTAACTTATTTTAAATATATCCATATCAAAAGCTGGACTAATGTCAGTTGACTCTTGATAATAATTGCTTTTAAAAGCTATTCCTTCATAAATATCAACGTCTTCATTAAAAACGGTGTGGCCAATACAATCATTCTTTATATTAAACTCATCACATAAATAATCTGTTAGATTTCTTAATGAATTTAATTGTTCGTTAGTGTAATTTTCCCAATAAGAGTGATTTCTCCATTTAGAATAAGTAACCTCTTCATCTTCTTTAACATAACTATGACCTAACCAATCGTAATATCTATCATTTAGGTTATCCCTGTTTAACCAACCAACGTTTGTTAAAACAATTGGTATTGTAAAAGGTGCCATATCGTGTATTGTTATATAATCGCTATAGTACTTTGGGTCGTAGTGTTGGTATATTTTACCGTCTTTATCTATTGTAAAAGCGGCGGTCTTTTTGTACTCACCGTTTAACCTATTTATCCAAGATGAATAATGGTACATATTTTTTCTACCACTATGACCTACCACTATTTGTTTTTTAGTGTATTCAGCTTTATAATAATTTTTTTCAGGTAATAAATAAGTTTTTTTGTCTATATTCATAAATTATATCCTACTAATACTACTTTGGCCTCCCCTATTTCTTTTTTTATAAGTTAAAATCTTTTTACCGTCTTCGTTACTCATAACACGTCTTCTACCATCATAATCCTCTTGTTGAACCTGTGTATTTTTTACACTAGTTGGTTCTTCTTTTGTGTTTGGGTAAAATTTCTCTTGTGTTTTTTTAACTATATCAGGTAATTCTTTGACTTTTTTTTCTTCAATAATAACAGGTGTTTTTGATATTAAGTCCTCAACACCCTCTAAAATTTCATCATAAGGGTTTTCTTCTTCAATAGGTCCTAATACCTCTTCAGTTTTTACTTTTTTTTTATGCTGATTAACTAATTCCTTGGTCATGTCAGAGACTGGTCTACCTTTTTCAACCTCTTTATCTTCATTAAGTTCAGTTATGTCCACACCCTCTAAATGTTCTTCATGTTTTAGTTCACTATAATTTTCTTCAGGGATAATTTCTTTTTCCTGAGGTATAAAAGAGTTTATTATTTCATTAGACACCTCCTCTTTTTCTTTATCACCCATCAATTTAATAGTTTCTTTTTTTGGTTGTTCTTTTTCATACTTAACAAAGAAATGTAACGCTGTTAAAGAAATAAGTGGTAATAACCCACCTTCTAAAAATGCTAACCATCTTCTAACACCTACAACATCGTTTAAATCAGTACCAGTTGCTTCCCATATTGGACCCGTCAATTCAACCCAAGATTTAAATAATTCACCATTAACATCAATTTCTTTATAAGAGTAGAATATGTTACCTATCATCTGTATAAAAGTTACCAACCCAAACATGAACCAAACACCACCTTTTATTTTCTTTGTTGCTGCCATAAGTGATGTCATCGCACCAACCTCAATAGCTATAGATAAGTAAACAGCCCAATTTATAGGGTTAGCCATATCATACCAAGTAACAACATGGGATATGGAAATACCAGCCACCAAAAATATTGGTACCAAAAACATGGTCCTAGTCCAATCTATTTTTTTTAATTTTTCAATCATAATTCTCTTGTTATTTTCGAACCGTCAGGTTTACTATAAACTAATTTATTTGGTTGTAAAACAAATGGTTCAGATAATTGCTGAACATATTTTTCACCCATACCAGGTTTAACATAAGCAATCGTTGAATGTGGGTGGTAATCAGGGTAATCCGTACTATATGGGAAATTATCGGTTAGAGTTTTATTCATATCAAATAACTCAGAACCCTCAACATCAAACTTAACCACGTCAAAATTATCATTATTAAATAAGGAAATGTTTGACATACTAACTTTTGGTGGGTTAAATTTTTGTAGGTGATTAAATAACTCCTCGTCATCTATCTCGTCTGAATGTAACCCATATAAAACTGTGATATGTGGTTCATCCTCTAAACCGAATTGGCCGTTATCTTCTTGATATAAATCTTCTTCATCAATCATGTCTAAATAATCGGACCATTCAGGAACGTCATAATATAACATCATACAACCATAGTTATACGGTTTTTTATCAGCCTCATTAAGAGCTTCTTCTACTATCTTACTTAACATCTCTATGTTTGTTGTTATCGATATTATTGTGAAGTTCTTCAAACTTAGTTCTAACTTTTAAATTTTGTGGGCTTCTTAATTCGTCATCCATAAAATCTAATATAAGTTCTTTTTCCTTATCAGCACCAATAACTAAACCTTCATTAAAAGAGTGTTTTTTAACTACATCCAATGAGTCTTGGTATTTAACCACTTCTTTTTCTAATCTACCGACTTTAACCGATTTAGAACAAGAACGGAAAAAGAATACTACTAATAACGAGGCTAAAATATACACATTGTATTTTTTAACTAATTCAATAATTTTTTTCATAATCTATTTTTATATAAATATAATTATAGTAAAAATTAAGTTATTTTGAATAGTTTCATCTATTTATTAGTATGGATTTGAAAAGAATAATTGTTGAAGAAACAAGTTTATTATTAGAGAAAAGGATAGACCAAATAACTCAAAATGTTGATGTGGTTTTATCTATGGACCTAATTAAACATAAAGGTCATGTTGTTGATAGGTGTAAAGCTAAAGGTCGTGAAAGTATTGATGATTATGATACTAGACCCGTAACTAATAGTGAATTAAAATATTTCATTAGTTTATTCAGAAAAGATATTGCCGAAAAAATCGTTTACGGTGAAATAGTTGATGGTGAATCTTTTGTTATTAAAAGTGAAGAAAAAGGTTTAGCCTTACCATTAAAACCAGTTAAAATAAGTCCTACGTATTGGCAGTTAGTTATATTGACTGTATGGAGAGAATGTCCTTCTAATAAATTTAGGGTTGGTCCCGACCAATTAGTTATAGAGAAATAAAAAAAGGGACCTAAGTCCCTTTAATGATAAAACGGTGGGTTTGTCTAAACTTGTGAACTTATCGGTTGTCTGTGATACTGAACAAACTCGCTCCCGTTTTCTTTTAACAAATATAAGGTAAATCTTTTTATTGGCCAACTAATTCATTTAATTCTTCAATAAATTTTTTAACCCCGACTGTGGCTGATTCTTTAATATATTTAATGTTTTTAACCCTATGGTCTAATATAGTTGTTGGGTTTGGGTCAATAAAATAAACATCTGCCACTCCCATATTAGAGTTATGTAAACTTCTAACAGAACCTAACATCTGTGTCGTATACTCAATGAATAACGTTGTACCTATAATCAATAATACATCACATTCACTAATAACATCATAAGCCTCGTGAATATTATTAGGGTATTCACCAAACCAAACAACGTGTGGTCTTAATTGTGAACCTTTATCACATTTATCACCGATTTTTGTTGGTTCGTATCCAACGTGATAAACTAATTTATTATCTAAAGAACTTTGAGCTTTAGTAAGTTCACCGTGTAAATGTAAAACCTTAGTTGAACCGGCTCTTTCATGTAAGTCGTCCACATTTTGTGTTATGATGGTTACATCGTGTTCTTTTTCTAACTCAGCTAAAAGTTTATGAGCCTCATTAGGTTCAATCTCAGACAACTGATTACGTCTAGCGTTGTAGAAATCTAACACAAGTTCTCTATCCTTTTTCCAACCATCAGGTGTTGCAACATCCTTAACAGAATGTTTTTCCCAAGTACCGTCACTATCTCTAAATGTATCTATACCAGATTCTTTGGACACTCCTGCCCCTGTAAAAACTACTATTTTCATTATCTATTATTTATACATGAAATCAAAAAGGTTCGTACAGTTGTTTTTTAACTTTCTTAAGGCCTTTTCTTTAATTTGACGGATTCTCTCTTTAGTAAGACCATATTCGTCACCTATTTGTTCTAATGTCATAGAACTACCATCCATACCAAAATACATTTCAATAATCTTCTTCTCTCTTTCAGAAAGTACGGACAATGTTTTTTCTAATTCATCTTTAAGAACATCCTCACCATATACATCTTCATCAGGTCTAACAAATGAATCATCAGATACGATATCTAAAACTTCATCACCATCCTCGTTGATTTTATCGTTAAGAGAACCACATGTTGGGTGATTCATAACAGACATATCTAAATCTGAATCTGTAGCTTTTCTACCATTCTCCTGTTCAAATCTAGCAATCTCTTTTTTAACCTTACTAATTTGGTTTGTGATGTTGACTGGCAACCTAACGGTTCTTGAGTTGTCGTTTAGTGATTGTAGGATAGATTGTTTAACCCACCACACAGCGTAAGAAATAAATCTAAACCCCCTAGTCGGGTCAAACTTTTGTGCAGCCTTAATCAAACCATAGTTACCTTCCGAAATTAAATCGGATAAAGGTAGTCCTTGGTTTTGATAGTCTTTAGCCACGGATATAACGAACCTAAGATTAGAGTTAACTAATTTTTCTGTAGCTTGTGGGTCACCCTCAGCTACAAGTTTAGCTAATTCAGCTTCCTCATCCGCTGAAATCATATCAATTTTTCTAACATCTTTAAGATATTTTGAAATTGATTCTTCCGATGTGTCAATAAATCTCTTAGTGTTTGTCATGTTTTTCATATTATTTACCAAATATTAAATTACTATTTTTTGTTTTTCTTGTTCTAGGTTTTTTAGGTTTTTCAACCTTAACCTCTTCTTCAATTTTTTCTGTTTTAACGTCTTCTTTAGTTTCTGTTTTTTCTACTACTTTCTTTTTACGTGTTCTTGTTGTTTTAGGTTTCGTTTTTTTATTCTTTTTTTCCTCTTCTTCTATTTCAGCCATTATTCTTTTATATTTAGCCAAAGTAAAATCGTGTATTAAACCATTTTGTCTGTAAGGTAGTATTTTTACGGTATTCCACAAATCGTTTAAATACCTTTTTTTACTAGCCTTTTTGGTCGCTGTTGTGGTCTCCTCAAGTTCAAATTCTAAATCACTGATACTTTTTATCATCATATCAGCAATAGCTTTAACTACTGGTGTTATTAGTACCACTGGTACCATTTCACCATACCACTCAGTTCTTTCTCCGTTTTTTAATATTTCTTTGTATTCTTCAATTGTCATAATTTATTGAAACCTTGATTATTAAAAATCTGTTTTGGGTTTTATAAATATGTTTACCAACCCATTTGTTTTTACAAATATATGAAAATTTATCTAAAAAACCCTGTTTTTTTGTATTTGATGGTATCTTTTTTCTTTTTGGTCCATCTTTTTAGGTGTATACTTATAAGGTTCGTCAACAAAGTAGTTCCACTGTTCTAACGGTCTTAAATCTTTTAACTCAGCCATAAGTTTTTCTGAGTAAGGTCTAATAATACCCATACAACCCCATAACTTACCGTTCTCGTCTTTAATATAAGGTATACAATTAGTCCACTTACCATCGTTGTCCCAAAACTCTACAATCTCACCAATAACTAAAGGGTCTGGTTCATTAGAACGACATATAACCTTATCTCCTAATCTAAAAGTATAACCGTCCCTTTCAATTTCAGAAAGGCCTAACTCAATTTTATATTTATTTTGTCTTGCCTCCTTAACCATTTTATTGAAAAGTTCTCTAGATTCAAGGTGTTTTTTAAGTCTTTCTTTTTTACTAACAATAGAAAACTTATCTTTTAGATTTTGAATAAAATTTTTAATCATTATTTTGTGAATTTAAGATTGATAATTCGTTTTCGGTTAAACAACCAGTATCATACTGATTCCTACTCAACTTATCTAAAATATCATCAATAGTATCATATTCTTCTATTTTTTTAGTTTTAGTAGTGGCTCTAGATTTAGCTTTAGACCTGCCTTTTCTCTTAGCTTTAGTTTCTTCACCATAAACATTCTTTATAATGTCACCTACTTCAGGGAATAAACCTGTATAATATTTAGTTGGTAGGTTTACGCCGTAACTAGTCTCATCTGTAATATCAAATAATAACATAGCTGGTCTGTGAGCTAATTTTTCATGTATTTCGTGGGTACTATAAGGGCTGTAGAAAGTACCTAAAAAAAGTAATTTACTTTCAACAAAATCAATACCTCTCTCACTATCAGCGATAAAGTTTAAATCCTTATCTATACCATTAGAAGCACCAATTATAATCAACATGTAACGGTTTAAATCATTCATAACATCTGTTTTTATATAAATATCTACAACAAAGGTAATAAAAATTATTGTAATGTCAAAGATGAAACATCGTCAACTTTATTTACTGTTATAATATTTTTAGCCCAATCCTTAACTATTGGGTTATGACTAATAATGAATATGTTAGGGAACATATCCGAACATTTTTGAAAGAATTCACCAACAAAGTCTAAGTTTATGTTGGCTACCTTACCAAAACACTCGTCAAATACAATAATGTTTGGTTTTGGTAAACAACTTACTTTTGACATCACAACCCTTAAAGCTAATGAAGACACAGTCTTTTCTAAACCACTACCTTCTTGTATAGGGTACTCAACACCTTTTTCAGGGTTAGTTAGTAAAAACTCAACTTCATTTTTGTCGTTTATGTTTACTCTTAATTTAAAGTTTACCACGTCTTGTAGTAATCTATCTAATTCAGAGTTTATAAGTGGCATAACACTCTTCATAATAAGTTTAACTATACCATTCTTACCTAACATTCTAATATAAAGGTCAAATATAATCTTAACCTCTTCCTCAACTTTAATGGTTTCAATTAACTCTTTGTGTTTTTCTATATTAGTTGTTAAAGTTTTTATACTACTCTCACTTATTGTTATAGACCTTTCGTAAGAAGTTTTTTCTTGTTCTAAATTAGATATCTTACTTGAGTAACCTAAAATCTTAGTATCTAACTCTTTGTTTTTTTCGATATTCTCAACATTAGACTCATATTTTTTCTTAAGTTCGTTTTGTTCCTTAAGTTGTAACCTCATGTTTTCTAACTCCAACTCAATCTTATCAATCATTATTGAATGTTTGTAGTATTCGTCGGCTTTCTTCTTAATACCATCTTGTTCTTCAACCAACCCACTAACTTCAGTAATCTTTTCCTTAACCTCAGTTATGTGATTTTTAATATCACCTATTTTATCTTTATTCTCCTGTATTTCTTCACTATGGTCCACATCAACTAAAGGTTGTTTACAGGTTGGGCAGAATTCACCCTCTTCTAAGTCACATATAAGTTTCTCAGTTTTTTTAAGGTCACTCTCATAACCAGCCAATTCAACCCTCAAATTTCTTTCTTGTTTAACAAGTTCGTTGTGCTGGTCTTCATCGTAATCAATGTCTTCCATACCCTTAAACTCTTCCTTAAGGCCATCTAACTTTTCTTTAACCTTTTTACCTTTATCGGTGATAGACTCTATCTCTCGGTCAATATCCTCAGGTCTTAAGTTTATAATATCATTATCAATCTTAAATTTTTGTGATATAAACCCTTCCTTAATTTCAGTTGAATCTTTGATAGATTTAGTTACCTCTTCAATAAGTTTTTCATTAGAAACAATAGAAGTTTTTTCAGTTTCAATATTTTCTTTAAAACCTTCTATTTCATTTTGTAAAGTAACCGTATCATATTGGTCTGATTTTAAACCTTTGGACCAAGATGATTTCATTTCCTTACAAATCTTTTCTTTGTCTTCAATAACCTCTAAACCAATAAATCTAGATAAAGTTCTACCCTTCTCTGTTGGTTTAGCTTTAATAATATCTTCTAGGTTATCAGCGTCAGCAATAATCGTTAATAAGAAGTCGTCCACAGTACCAATAGATTTCTTAATCAATTCATCAGTCTCACGTCTTTGTTCGCCCTCCAAGTTCTCAATAGAACCATCAGGTAGTATTCTATGAAAATTAAGGTCAGTTCTAGTAGTATAATCAACACCATTCCTTTTCAATTTTCTAATAACATTCCTTTCAATGATATAATCAATACCATCTATATTAACAGTACCTTTAACCTTAACCTCATCAACATCATTACGATAACGGTTAAACATTTTAATAGCTGTATTACCTTTTGTTGTTGTATTAAAGAAAAGGAATAACAATAAATCCAGTGTTAAAGTTGTTTTACCACCTTGGTTCTCAGGTACGGAATCAATTGTGGTTATACCTTCTAACTTATTAAAAGATAGTTTATTACCGTCACCAAAAGATAAGAAATTACTCCACTCTAATTCTTTAACAAACCAATTTCTATAACGATAATCTATTTCTCTTTCTTGTGATAACTTTTCATTAACCTTGTCGTCTAATTTTAATAACCTCTCGTAGTCAACATCAACATTATTTATTGATAACCATTCTTTGAATAATCGTCTTTGGTATTCTGTATCCATTACATTATCAGCAACGGTCATTTCTATATCAGTACCTTCAATATCAACTTTTTTTGGTTTAAAGATAACCTGTACGTTATTGTTGTTGTACTTTTCAGAAAAATAAGAAGCTATTCTTTTTTGTCTCTCCTTTGTGTAGTTCTCAGGTGAATCTTCCCATACAACTCTTATTTTAGCTTTATTAGGTATATCAATTTTTTTCTTTGTTTTTGTTGCACTCATAGATTTTTATTTTGTTTAAAAATAATCAATATATTTTATTTAATAAAGGGTTAGTCTCCGTAGATATCCCTACCTTCACGTTCTTCTTTAGAAACCCAGTTTATGGAACTTTTTCCACCACCCCAATCTTCAGGTGGTTTTATTTCTTTTTTCTCACGTTTAGGTTTCTTTTTTTCTTCTTCCAATTCTGATTCTAGTTGTGAAATTTTACTAGTTAAATCGGAAATTTTCCGATTAAGTGTGTTTATTTTAACATCATTATCACGAACTATAGCATTTTTCTCTTCTACTAACTCCTCATTTATTTTTGTTTGAGCGTTAGCTGTTTTTATCTCTAATTCTAATTGTTCCTGTAGTTTCTGTACTGTTTCATCATCGGTTACATAAACTTCTTTCTCAACAATCTTTTCTATTATTTTTTCCACAGGAACTTCTTTAACTACCTCTTTGATGATTTCCTTTTCAACTTCTTTGATAACCTCCACAGGAACCTCTTTAACCACCTCAACCTCCTTAATAACTTCTTTTTCAATTACCTCAGGTTCAGGTATTTCAAAAGGGGTACTACCATACTTTTCAACATTATAACCTTGTTGAACCATACGTTCAATAAAACCATCAACATTGGTTATGTCGTTGAGTCTACAATAATCCCATATTTCATCCCTTAACTTCTGACTAATCATGATAATCAACCTTCTCCCAAGTTCCGTTAGCATGTAAAACAAAAGAACCTAAATACTCTCTATCCCACTGATTAGGGTCTATTATACTTAAAAAAGTTTCACCGTCATTACCTATATACATATGGTAAACAACACCCAAGTCGGGTTGAAAAGAGTATTTTGTATCATAAACTAACCTAGTGGATTCGTATATTTTAGTCAATGATTCATACTCTTTCTTTATTTCATCCAACCTTTTCTTAAAGAACTTATCAGCTTTAAAAGATTCAGACCTATCAACCTCAACTATATCAAAGTTCTGACTCCCAATAGTAGTTGGGTATGATTTTGTATTAGCATCAAACTCGTTTGTCTCGTAATTATAGACAATATTATCTGGATATTTTTTATTTTTTTCCATTAGTTTAATTCTGACACAATATAAACTTTATTAGAAGCTCTTGTTATCCCAACGTACATAGATTGTGATTTTTCAACGTTATCAATCATAGATACGTCTAAAATATCATCTTCAACAACAATAACCGTATTATATGTTGAACCTTGAGCTTTATGTGATGTTAAAACATAAGCGTAATCAATATTAGCGAACCTGTTTTTAGCGTCCCACGCTCTTTTTAACTCTCTATTACGTTTAATTCCTTTAGGTATTTTTTTAGCCACTTCAAAAAGTGACCCAACGTATTTATTCCAAGCGGGTTTACTACCCTCTGATAAAACCTCAACATTTTCAGTTTTTTCACCATCAGTAACGGTTAGTATATGTCCAGCATATTCACCGTTAAACTCGCCTTTTGTAACCTTTAATACACTAACCTCAGAAGAGTTCTCAAAGATAATAGAGTCCCCTTTATAGTAGTTATCATTGAAGATTAAAATATCACCTAATTCGTATTCTTTTGGGTTTCCGTATATCATATTCCTAATATACCAATTCAAAGATTTTTTAGTTTTATTTCTATAAACAATAACCTTAATTAAATCGTTGTTTTTTTCTTTGGTTGACTTTAAAAATAAATCTTTATTTTCTTTTAACACCTTATCTATGTCTTTAGAAAAAACGATATGTTCGTCAGTTTTTCTAGATTCAAGTGGAACTGGGTCTTCTTCTTCACCACCATGTAAAACAGAATTATCCCAATAATAGTCAGAATAAGGTAAAATACGTGAATTTTCTTTTTGTCTAACTCTATTTAGTAATTTAACCTTATTCTCTGATAAAAATATTGGGCTAGGTTTTCCACTAGACGGGTCTCTTTCTTCTCTAATAGGTGGTAATTGACCTATATCACCCACAAAAATAACCTTAGCTTTTGGTTTCTTAGAGTCCATGATGTAGATTAGAGCTTCTTCATTAATCATTGACGCCTCATCAACCACAATAATGTCTGCCCATCTAATAGGTGGTTTTTTCCTACTAAAGGCTTTGGTAAATTTACCTGTCTCCATGTCTAAAGTCATACCCAAAAGCCCAGCTACACTATGCGTATCAAGACCCACAGGTAAATCTATAAGTGTTGATGTTACTTTATTCCATAAAACTTTTTTAGCTTTATGTGACAAAGCACAAATTTCAACCCTTCTTTTACCTAAAAATGGTTCAATAGCTTTAGACATGATGGTTGTTTTACCTGTCCCAGCTTTACCCTCTAAAACAAACCATTCGTTAGGGTTACCTCTTTTAATAAACTCGGTTATTGATTCAATAGCCTCTTTTTGTTCGTCATTTAAAGGTTCAACCACATTTTCTTGTATCATCGTATTTTCCATTATTGTAATTTCTCGTTTTCTAGTTCAACAACATCAATAGAATCCACTTTAAAAGTATAAAAACCATAATCCGTTGGTAATCTATGTAATTCATGTTCTTTAGTTTGAATATCCCAAACCACATAACCGTGATTATAAGGGTCTTCACCAAAATCTTGTTGAATTAAGGATGAAGGCATCACAATAGGGGTATCGTGGTAGTCCATAACTTGGTACTTGTGAATATCTCCGCACATTGTTATATCTGTACCATCAAAAATAGATATGTCTTGGCCATCTTCGAATTCAAAACCAATATTCGTTTTTAAACCTACTAATGGGTCGTGATAAAGTCCAATATAAGTTTTATTATCACCGTATTTCTTTTTAGCTTCTTCTATATCAGGTCTTTTAGAACCTTCCATGTGACCATAAACACACCAAACAACGTTTTCATCTTCGTAACAACCTGTATGTTTTAAGAACATCAAATCAGGGTTATTCATTGTTGTTACAATAGGTGTTAAAGCATCCATTCTATCCAAGTTGTTGGCTAGGAAGTCGTGGTTACCCAATGTTAAGACAGTTGTAGATATCTCAGTACATTTATTAAGGAACCATGTAACTATCTCAATAAGTTCGGGTGTCATTTGATTCTTGGAGTGTACTAAATCACCCACTATAACAATACGGTCAGGTTTTTCTTCCACACACTTTTCTAAGAACTTTTCAAACTGTTCTCTATATTCATCATGTCTTTTAAATAACCTTATATGTATGTCAGCGATATGTATTACTTTCTTAATCATAGTCTATGTCTTTTAATAAATTTTTTAATCTTTAAATTATTAACTAAATTAATTGTGTTATTCAAGTAGTTTTCCACGAATAACGCACATAACTCAGCTTCAATATCAATACCCATATACGTAGTTTGTAAATCTAACGTTGTCTCTTCATGTGTATTAAAGAAATCTACAACATTTTGATGTAATATCATCACATCACTAATAGTCCCACCATTTTTTACAATTCTATACATTATTGGGAATATGCAAGTTTCTATAGAACGTTCACCGAAATTTTTATTAATAATATTTAACCCAATTATGTGTTGAGCCATTGATTCGTATAGTGGTGCTAACACAATTTTCTGTTCATCGGTTAAATCAACCAATAAACCCACATCACCCCATTTTATAATTAACTCATCTTCCATTATAATTTATGTTTTTTAATATGTCTCACACCAAATTTTTTCTCTATAACCTCAAAGGGGTGTGGGTACATTTCTAATTCGTGTTCAATACAAAAATCATCAAATTCTTCAACATCACTTTGTAGTAATGGGTTTTGTCTAAACTCTCTTGATATATCGTAAGAAACTATGTACTCACCAGTCCACCTACAGTGTTCTAACATATTTAATGTAAACTCATGGTCACCGTTAGGTGTTGTACAATAATAAGCTCTCCCATACATAGCCAAGTTATCACTAGGTATAAAGGCGAACTCATCGACATAATACATATTTATGGGGCCTAAACCCCTATCTTGTATCATGGTTGTGGATGTTTTTATTTTAGGGTAATGTAACTCAGGTATAACGTTAAGACTCATGTTATTAATCTTAGTATTAAACTGAGATTTAATAAGTTCACGAATATGTCTAGCACGAAAGATAGTAGGACTAACAATACACATAGTATAACCAGAGTTGTGGATGTTTCTGGTTAACTCACTTGCAGCGTGTTCCACCAATCTACTAGTTTTTCCTGTTTGTCTACCTGAGATTTCTAAATACATTACCTCACCATATCAATTTGTTGTTCACTATTTAGAGTTTCTGTTGTGTAAATCTCTAACTCGTTTCTAAGTCTACCCTCTTCTTTTAATTTATCAAAACGTTTTTGTGCTTTATTTCTCCAAAACTCAATAACACTCTCTAGAGAATATCTATCGTAGTTATCCCTTTTCCTAAGTGGTATTTCACCATTAGACATAACATGTTCTACAACATTATCATAACCAAAATTAGTGTAATAATACCTTTTCTTAGTTTTGGCTTTCATCTTTTCTTTAGTGAATTTATGGAAATCCTCATATCTTCTTTTACTAAAAACTCTTAAATGGTTTTTAAGGATAGAAATAATCTTATTAAATTCTCTCATCTTTGGACCTGATGGACCTGGGTCAACCAAATTACCACCCCATTCTTCTTTACCGTATATAGGTCTTAAATAATCTCTGATTGTCATATAAATTTCTTCACTAGGGAATAAGAACAAGTCAGATTCAGTCATAGAACCATATCTTACGAAAGGTTTTAAACCGTCATACTGTGAGACACCTTTAATATCACCATACAAAGAAGTTGTTTCCATAAAACAAGGTTCAACCTTATCACCATATTTTTCTTTCCATAAATCTCTAGCTAAATGTGATGAAGAAATTAGAGCTAATAACTTACCACCCAAAGCGTTATATCCAAATGGTTGTACAGGAACAATAATAGCTCCGTTAAACATACTTCTATTTACCTGTGTAGCCATAATTTTACCACCGAATAACTCGTTACGTGGTTTAATAGATAACACAGGTGAAGCTAATCTAATAAAACCTAACCATTTGTTAGTTTTATTTTCTCTAACACCCATAGTAATCTGCCTACCAATTTGTGATTCTAAAGGTAATGAAGTTACGATTTGTGTTGATGGTGTGAAAGTTTTACCATCAATAATCTCAACACTAATATCCATATCCTTAGGTTCAATAGATAAATCATTAAAGAACTCTTCAGCATATTCTTCCCATTCCATATCCAAAACCTTTTCTTTCTTTCTCTCTAAAAAATAATCTTGGATTGTATCTAAGTTTTCGTAAAAGTTTGTTAGAGTTGAAACCAATCCGTATGTTTCTTCCTCGTTTAATTTAATCTCAAATTCTTGTTTATTACTCATGTTTTTTATTTTTAAATTTAAATAATTTTATTGTTTAAGTGAATATTGATTTTAAATTAAACCAATCCTAAGTACATATCCAAATTAAATAACCTGTTTTTACTCTTAAACTCGTATTCTTTTTTATATTCCTCAACTTCTTTTGTTCTAGGTAATGGGTTCATTGTAAGGACTATGTTTTTAAATTCGTTAGGAACTCTGTATTCAACGTATTTGTGTACACCTTCACTCATTAGGTGAACTATAACACAACCAAAGAACTTTATGTCCTCGTATTTAGTACCTTTTAACATATCTAACAATAATCTACCGTAAAGTGGTAATTGTATCATATAATGGTTTAATGCTGTATCATAATAGTCTTGGAACGGTGATAACATCTTCTCAGTGAATGGTTTTACTTCAAAGTTTTCAGGCTTATTCGTTTTCCAGTCTGTGATTACAAAACCTAAATTACCATTTTTATCCAACATCAACCAAACTTTATCGGGTTGGCCTGTATAACCTAACCTAGCACTACCTAAAACCATTTCGGTATCTAAAAGAACAGCACCTCTACTATGCATTTCTTTTATAAAATCCATACCAGCTTGAATCATGATGTCACCATCAGATGTTTGTTTTTCATCACACTCAAAAATGGGTTGTCTTACTTCTTTATAAGAACCATATTGTTCTAATAGTTTCATTTCTAAAATGTAGTGAACCCTTGAACCTTTATTGGTTGCGTAGTCAGCACTAGCTTTCCACCCTTTTAGTATATCGTCTTGTGTCATTAAACAACCTTGAGATAAATCATAGGACTTACTAATATCATCAAAAGGTGTGTAAAAATGTTTTATTACCGAAGAAACACTTGGCATTTTAGTAGTTATCTTACCATCCAAATCCTTAATATAATAAGTGTGAGTGTCCTCAATAAATGAAAGTTCTAACTCTTTTTGTTTTTCATCAACAATCTCACGTATTTCCTTAGATATATTAAGTAGTTTTTCCCTTGTCATTTAATAATGTTTTTAATTCTTCTCTATTACCCATTTTCTTCCATTATTTTTTTTATTTCATCCTCAGAGTCACCTTTGTAAACCAAATCAACTATTTTCTCTGAGAACTCGTCGCCAATGTATAAAGCATCAGGTTTAGTTATATTATCTACTAAAAACTGATACCCATCATTTTTATATATCTGTCTTAAACTATCTTCAGTTATAAACCTTTTATTAAATCCCATCTCTTTCTTCTATTTCATAAAAATAACTATCGTCAGCCACCCATTTATGACCTTGTTCACACACAAATTCATGTGTTGAAACTTTAAAATCGGGTTTGGTTATGCCTTTCGGTGTTAAGGATTGGTCATGGAATAAAACCCTATTATTTGGTTGTGCAGCAAACTGTCCGTTATCCATCTTAATTATATTGAATGATTTATGTTCGTTTGGTGTTTGTGATAAACTAACATCTAACTCATTAGGTTCTGAGTGACAACTATCTATTGTAAACATATATTGTCCTTTATGAAACTTTTTATCTTTCATATAAACCTGACAATCTAATTTTGATAGAGTGGATTTTTCAATGACCGTTATATTATAACTAAACGCGTCCCATATTTCCAAAAAATCTAACGGTAATTGTTCATCTTTTTTAATATCAGTTTTCCAAACGTAAGCTGAAATCGGTAATTTATCATATAACGCCCCATAATTTGTTAAAAGTGATTCAATATATAAAGCCTTACCTTTTATAGATTTTACTGAAACCCAATAACAAGGTTCAAACTCACCATGACCTTTCTCAAAATCATATAGGTATTCTTTTTTAATATAACATTCAACAGGGGGTAAATTAGCTACCAAATAACTCATATCTTACTTTCTTTTAATTTAAATTGTGTACGTAATGCTTCAACAACACCTTTTCTACCGAACTTTTCATTTACTTCACCGATATCCATGTTGTCGTGTAATTTTATTATTCTAACCTTACCGTATAATTTACCCATGTTTATTTTAGAGTAAATACGTTTAGCTGTATCCCACACTTTTTCTTCACCATCTAACAAAACAACAATGTGACCAGTACATTTATCCATTAAAGTTTTAACTAACTTATCAGGTATATCTTTACCCAACAACGGTATTGAGTTATGAACTACAACATGGTCTAATGGTCCCTCAACCAAATAAACAGTCCCATCCCAATTTATTAGGTGTTCGTTGAATATAATCGTTTCTCTAGGGACTTCAGGGTTTTTGTATCTTAGTTTACTATATGGTAACCAACTACGTGCTGTGAAGTAATTTAACTCACCTTTTTCATTATAAGATGGTATTATGATACGATTAGAATACTCTTCATCTAAAGTATAACCCATTTGGTGTTTATATATGGTTTCAGGGGTTAGTTTACGTTGTTTGGTTAAATAATTCCATCCTTGTTTGTGTACCATCGTATTAGAGTTGGAATCTTCAAAACGAATAAAACCTTTTGGTAAATGTAAATTTTCAATTGTTATTTCAGTTATTTTCCTAGTATCCTTACTAAAATCAATACCTAGTTTTTTAGCTTTCTTCCAAACACTAGGTCCACCAAACTTACTTAATAATTTTTTTATAGAACCGTGGGTATCGTGTGATTCATGACAAACCCAACATTTATAAACACCCCTTTTAACATTTACCTCAAGTTTAGCTTTATCGTAGTTGTCGTCTTTTTCAGCAGCACAAGTAGGACAAATAAATGAATATTGTCCTCTGTGTTTGTTTGATTTTTTAGGTCTACCTAAAACTTCAGTTATTAAAGTTAGTAAAAGGGATTTGTTTTCCATACACTAATTATAATACTTTTGTTTTTAAGTTTGAAGTGTTTGTTTATAGTATTAGTAAATTAGGTTCCTCAACAACGTTACCGTTTAAATCACAAAGAACAATACCTAAATCACTATAAGCCTCTATAAAATTTTTATCAGTATTTTGTTCTAAATAAGTTTTTACTCTAGTATTTTCTCCTCTTAGTATCTTTATAGTATAACCGTAATCTATTAAAAATTGTAAGAACTCATCAAAATTATTTATGTCACCACTATGTATTTTTTCAAAAATAACTTTAGCCATATTAGTCCTACCGTTACAATGCTCATCCGTTATAGGACCATCTCCGTTGTAAGCCGCTAAACTAATATAAGGTTTTTTAAATATTTTTACATTAGTCTCATCAAAAATAGGACTCCTAAAATGCGACACAAAAGTTCTTTTTTTATCTTCATCGTCAGTTGAGTAGTATAAATTCGTGTAAAATTTTGCCTCTTCATACAGACACTCTAGTTTTTTAATTTTTTTATTTGTCATTCTCTTAATTGTTTTAGTTATTTAATGTGTTTTATTAGTAAAAGTAATATGATACCAAAACCGATGATACATAAGTTTACTTTTGTTGCTTCATCCATGTTTTTAATCTTTTTCATTAGATTAGTTAGGTGTTTTCTGTTCATTTTTCTAATTTTTTATAACAGTTATAATTAAAACTAGCAACCCAAGACCTACTACTATTGCTGCTGGTATCCATAAGGGTGCTGTTACCCACCACCATGACCAGTTAGCCACACTTCCGATTCCTGCCAACTTCATTACCAAAAATATTAAGAATAATAAAGTTCCTAATCCAATTCCACCTGTTGTTTTGTTATTGTCTGTCATTATTTGAAGTATTTTTTATTGATGTTTTTTAATTTATTACTAACTACATTATGTGAATTACTATACGAATAAATCGTATCTAATATCAGTGATTTGAAATCCTCTTCACCCCATTTATTGACTTTTTCTAAGTTATCCGTAGTTACCGACCAAAAAACTCTTTTTAACCTAATAAAATCAGGTAACCACTTAGGTAAGTGTTTCCTTTCAACATATAAACCACAAATAGTTATTTCATTATTAAAACCACCTAAATAAAACTTAGGGTATAACTTATTACCCATATAATCTTTATATTCTCCCATATTATAATTTTTAATACATTCAAATATAAGTAATTTATTTGAATTGGCAATAAAAAAAATAACCATAAACCTTCACAATCCAATTATTTAACATAAAATTAGGATATAAATAATAAACGAGACCCAAGGGTCTAATAAAAAAAAATAAAAATATGGAAAATTTAGAAAATGGTTTAACCGCCGAAATGGTTACAGAACAAATGCTAAAAGACACATTCGGTGTTAAAGAGGTAGGACAAATTTTAAGAACTTACAATTACAATCTATTTAGATTCCTGACATCAAACAGGGATATCTCATTAAAAAATAAAAACAAACTTATTTCGTCTCTAAGTCAAAAAAACATTTTTGGTGCTTCAACAATTTTAGTAAAACAACACGAAGATGGTTATTACTATATTTACGAAGGTCAACATAGATTCGAGTCTTTGGTTAAATTAAGTCAACCTATTGATTTTATTGTGAACAATAATTTAGTTGTTGATGATATATCTTTAATGAATACCGCTTCAGAAGTTTGGGTTTTAAAAGATTTCTTAAAAAAATATACTAACGAAGAATCTGAAAAAGATTATCAGTCTTATCACAGATTAAAAAAATTAATTGACTCTTACGGTTCAAACTGTGAAGATGAATCGGTTAGAGTTTTAACGTTTTCAGATATATTGTTTATAGCTACAGGTTGGACTAGTAAAGTTACTAAAGATTTTAAAAACGGTACTTTAAATATTAGTGAAAATGATTACAATAACACTGTGATTAAGTGTGAATTACTTAAACAATTCATGAAAGAAGATACATTACCACTAAATATTAACGTAAGGAGATATGTTAGGTCTATATTAAGTTTGATTGAGTCTATAGACGGTTGGTCCGATAGAGATACTGAGATATTATTAAAACATATAAATCTTTATAGGAGTGATATAGACTACAAAAACTATGGTAATGATGAAACTTATAAAGAGTTGTTAGTTGATGTTTACAATAAAAGTCAAAAGAAAAGGTTAATCGGTAAAACAGTTATTGGTAAGAAAACCAAATACTTTATACATAACGACTAAAAACAAAAAACCCCTCATGTGAGGGGTTTTTATTTAATTAAAATCTAAAAATTTTGAATCAAACCAAAAAGTCCTACCACTTTTATCTTTTATTTTTTCTTTCTTAGTATAACATTGCATCCATTGTCTAAATGTCTGTTTATCGTTAAAGTAAGGGTTAGTCCACTGTGATAATTGACCACCACCCAACTGATAAGCTTCAACAACAATATCTTTACACAATTTTAACATGTGTTTATTTTGGATTGCCTCTCTAGATGATACAAATGGGTTTTGATTGGCCCTATCTAAAATCTCAGCTCTTAAATAGTTACCCATTCCATTAAAATATTTTTGGTCCAACATTAGTTGATAGATAGGTTTATCAAATATTTTTCTGTCACAATTATTTTCTAAATTTGTGACAAAATCATCCCACTCAGTTAACATACAGGGACCACGGTTATCAGACCATTGGTTAGATTCTTTCCACCTAGAAAACCTTCTAAAATCAACCATACATAACCTACCACCCCAATCAGTATAAAAAACTAAATGAGCATGTTTAGGTGTTGGTCCTTCTTCTATAAAAAGCCAATTACCTGACATACCCATCCCCATAAGAATGTTTTTTGATTCCTCAGTAGTGGTATCTGAAATAGTCAACATCAATTCCTTACCTCTACTTTTAGCCGAAACCTTAAATCTTTTATAAGGTACTTCTATTTTAGGGTTTTTGTTTTCTTTGGATTTCTCTACACCAATAAAAGTTTCCTCTTGATTAACATAATTGATGTACTCAGACATTATTTTAACTTCAGCTAATTCTGGCATTTTTATTATTTTAAAGTTTAGTACAAAGATAAAAAAAAATCGGTACTAAGACCGATTTTCTAATAATTTTTTAAATTACAAAACTTTATTTTCCCAATTTATCTCGATTTAACACTGCGAGTACGGTAGCGTACGCATCTGTCATGTCAAAATTCTCTTTCTTTAAGGTGTTGTTTCGTGTATATTCCCAAACAATATGTGGTTCCAATTCAGCGACCTTTTCCCAAACAATCATTTTCTTATCGACATCCCACGGATAAGCACCAAATAAAACAGGTTTTTTATTTTTCATTTGTTTTTCGTTATAAGGGTTACCTTTTTTGTCGTGAGTTCTTACTTGTTCCAACTCAGGGAAAGCGTAACGTCTAGCATCGTTAGATGAAATAAACTCAGGTGTAACACCCAAAACTTCTTCCGTAACCTTAGATATCATACCATTAAACCTAAGTAATGTAGCAACGGTATATACGTTGTTAGAGGACAACAAAGGCTCCTCAATCACAACTCTGTCAATATCTAATTCAATATACTTTGTTAAGTACCTTTCAAAGA